GTCGCTGGGATCAATCACTGGGACTACCCAGAATATTGTGACGCATTCCTTGACTCAGCCAAGATAGACGGGCGGGAAGCCACTCAGGCGGAGCTAGACGAGCTGCAAGCGGACGATGACCTTGTGTATGATGTCCTGATGGACGCAATAGAGCTTTATTGATAACTGCACACCCTTAACACAGCAGAAATCCACTTCGACTAGCCTCGAGGTGGATTTTTTTTGCCTCTGGAACGCTGGTGGAATAAGGGATTGGATGATAAGTAGTAAATAAAATGCAATTAGTTCTTGTGGTGATCGAGATTTATGTTACTTTTGATTCACCGAGAGGGAATAAGCCCAATCGCAACACTACAAACACAATGGAAAAAAACACAAATACAATGACATCAACCGAATTTTTCAATACTCACTACGGCGATTGTTGGAAGGAGGCAAAAGAGATAATCGGCAAGGGTTACACTTACGATTCTGCATCCACTCTACAGTATGACCTCTACATGGAGAGATTTAACCAATACTTCACACAGGAAAGCTAACCGCAACTTCAATCCAATAGCCTGACTCCTAATCGAGTCGGGCTTTTTAGTGTTTACATATCTGGCGTATCATGGTATGGATTCTTTCGAGATGGAAGACAACCAAGCAAAGATCAACCGCATGAGCTACTACGCTCGAGGCACAGATAATATCGAGCATGACCCGCTGATTGATTTGAGTGATGCGTGTATAGCCAAGCAATACGAATGGTCTGATGATCATGTCGCACTGGGTGAGGGAGGATTCCAAAGAGTTAACGTCATTGGGGACGATTTGACCGATGATCTCCGATAGTGTATAATTAACCCATGAACCCGCGCCAGAGAAAGTTTGTCAAGCTATGGCTCAGTGGTGTCCCCGCTGGGCGTGCTTACGAGCAAGCTGGCTACGGATCAACGGGTGATATCGCTGACCAGTGTGCATCACAGCTACTCAGAAAACCCAAGGTAAAAGAATATATTGATAAGATGAATGAAAAGACCGATAAAGCCACCATACTTTCCATAGGAGAGCGCAAGGAGCTGCTTACACGCATAGCCCTAGCTAACGAGGGTGAACGTCCCAGTGACGCTATACGAGCCAGTGCGGAGCTATCCAAGATGGACGGTGCATACGAGCATGTGGAGACCACTGGCACTATCAACATTAAGATCGGGGGGTCAGACTCAAGTGAGTGACGTAGAGCTGGAGATAGTCCCTCGTGAACCATTCAGGGAGTTTATCACTACAGACAAGCGTTTCCTGACTCTGGTGTGTCACCGCCGAGCTGGAAAGACTGTAGCGGCTGTACAGAGGCTTATCTACTGCGCTTTGACGCATAAACGCAAGGGAATGGACACCGCGCCACTCCGATACGCTTATATCGCTCCAACTCAGGTGCAAGCGAAAAGCATTTGCTGGGCATACTTCAGGACGTGGTGTAGCCAGATACCTGACATCAAGATCAATGAGAGTGAGCTACGCATCGACTTCCCCAATGGTGCGCAGATTAGACTGTTCTCGGGGGAGACGTTCGAGAGGATGCGAGGTCTGTATTTCGATGGTGTAATTAGCGATGAGGACGATGATATCCCTTCAGTTGCAATGAGTTACGTCATCCTTCCTTGTCTGTTAGACTACAATGGATGGCACTGTTCAATGGGGACACCCAAGGGTCGCGGCACGCTGTATCGCAACCTCCAGAAAGCCAAGCTTGACAAGCGCAGGTTCAGCTTAGTTCTCAAGGCATCTGAGTCTGGACTGATCGATGCGGAGAATCTTGCGGAGATTAGGACGGAGATCGGTGAAGAAGCCTACGCTCAGGAGATGGAGTGCGACTTCTCGGTAGCTCGAGTTGGTGCAATCTACGCCAATCACTTCCAGAAAGCCAAGGATGATGGACGTGTGTTCGACTTTAAGCCCTCTGAGAGCCATTTAATCCACACCACTTGGGACTTAGGCAGCCCTGCCAACACTGTGACGTGTTACTGGCAGAAAGTTGACCTTACCTACAGGCTAATCGACTGTGATCATGGTCTGGAGATGACAACGGCGGAGAGAGTTAGCCACATGCTCGCCAAGGGATATAACTATGGTCAGCACTTTCTACCCCATGACGGCAAGACGCGGGGCGCTGACAATATGTCATTCGCCTCCAAACTCACCGAGGCTGGCTTACCGAACGTCCTAGTGCTGGACAATGCAGGTGCAGGCGCTGAGGCTAAGCGGATACGCTCGATGCACGACCTATTCCCACAGATATACTTCAACGAGAGCAAGCTGAGTGGCGAGGGAGGCATGTTCGATGCACTGATGGACTACCACTACAAGGAGACACGTATCGATGGACGTATTACAAACCAAGTTGATCATGGCTTTGCGTCTCACTTCTGCGACTCCTTTGGATACTTCGCTGAGGCATTACTGTCTGGAAGGATGATGGATAACCTGACCAAGCGCGGAATAGGTAGAGCTAGGTCATCACTAGGCTCGTCAATGCGGAGGTAGGCACGAGTGTCGGCGCGTGCGCCCAACCAGAGACCTTAACCGTGAATATTAGGGGGTTTATCCTGACATTTCACGTATTGACATACCAACTCGTGAAATGATGTCCTTACATTGTGATCACTAAGCTTGACAAGTTGCGTGCAATTATGTTATGAACACCTGTATGGGATCACCAAAAACACCAAAACCACCGAAACCAGCAGCACCACAAGCACAGATGGTTGACCTTCAAGCTAAAGACGAAGACGAAGCTAGTAACTTCGAAGCAGAGCTAAAGAAGAGGCGTAAAGCTGCACAGACATCCTTTGCGGGTGAGACAGGCGGCTACGGAGGGAACACAAACCTAGGCTAAATGACAGGCGAAACCGTTATCGCCAAGCGTGACGCACTAAGGCGTTACCGCACACCGCATGAACAACTGTGGGACGAGGTAGCTGAGCTATCTATGCCTCGCAAGATTACCTCTGTGGGTGGTGATGGGGCTTTACCGCCCATGATTGACAGCGCTCAACTGCATGACAGCACGCTGAGGACTGCATCACTGATGCTCGCTAACGGATTCTGCTCTCTCGTGACCCCTCGTGAGGAGGTATGGCACAACCTGACCCCGCCAAAGGCTCTCAGGGACAACGACAAGGTGACCAAGTTCTACAGGGAATGCTCTGAGGAGATCACATACCGCCTTGAGCAATCAAACTTCTACACCGAGATCCAAGAGGTCTACCTTGACCGCTCGTCGATGGGAACAGGTCTGGACTTCAGTGAGTGGGATACTGAGAACGATGAGCTAAACTTTCGCCATTTACCGATTGGCACATACTATATCGGTCAAGACCACCGAGGACGTGTTGACGCAGTGGTCTATGAGTCCAACTATACAGCTCAGCAGGCTGCTACAGAGTTTGGTATTGATTCGCTACCCGAGAAGCTTCAGAGAGAGGCTCGTGATCCCAAGCAGAATGGGTCACATGTATTCATCATCTGCGTAGATAAGAACCGCGAGTGGGAGACACCATCAAACTTCCCGTACGAGATGACGTGCGTGCATCAGGACAGCAAGCAAGTCGTTCATGCTCAAGGGTATTACGAGATGCCAGCACACGTTACGCGATACCTCAAGTGGGGAAACAGTCCTTACGGCTATGCACCTACATGGGTAGCACTACCAGAGGCACACAAGCTTTCATTCCTTCAGAAACAAATGGATGTCCTAGCTGAGAAGGCGGCAAACCCACCAATCCTTGCACCATCCAGCCTTGAAGGCGAGATCGGAGTAGGAGCATTGGATATCACCTACGTTAACGACCTTGACCCAAACAGAGCGCCTCGTGAATGGCAGACATCTGGACGTTACGATGTAGGTCAAGACCGTATCGAGCAGAAGAAGAAGGCAATCATGGAGATCATGCATGGTGACCTGTTCAGACTCTTTGCCCAGATTGAGCGTCAGATGACAGCTACTGAAGCGTCACTACGTCAAGCTGAGAAGGTAATGCAGTTCTCTCCTACGTTCTCAAGGCTCACAAGTGAGTATCTAGACCCCAAGCTGCGCAGAATCTTTAGCATCCTGTGGAGGCAAGGTAAGATGCCACAAGCGCCCGAGGAGATCCAGATGGTCACACAAGACCGTAACGTGGTTGTCCCCGTGCCAAACATCGCTTACAACAACAGAATCTCACTAGCTATTAAGTCACAACAAAATAGCGCATACTCCGAGTTTATGGCAATCAATCAGATGGGTATCGAGATGAACCCAGCTATCCTTGATAACCTTGACGGGGATACACAATTTAGGGATGGATGGCGTAATGCTGGACTCCCAGAGGATTCACTTCGACCACAAGAAGAGGTAGAGGAAACACGACAGGCTCGAGCAGAGCAACAAGCACAACAGCAACAGATGGAACAGGCTCAACAGGCTGCCTCAATGGTTAAGGATGCAAGCGCCGCTAATGGCGGTGAAATCCCCGAGGAACTATCTGCTGCACTACAAGGATGAGAAAAATCACAAAAGAGGTAGCAGATGCAGCCGCATCATGCCTAAACACAAAAGATGGAGAGACGCTAGTTGCGTTTCTGGTTAAGGAATACGGTCTAATGGAGCGTTCATTCCTACTTGATCACCACGGTAAGGTATCACCAATCAATGCTGCCATTCGTGACGGCGAGCGTGGAGTAGTAGGTCTGCTTTTTAAGCTTAAACAACAACAGACATTTGACCCCAATGAGTAAGAAACTTGTAATCACACTAGAGGACGATGGAACAGTCTATCGTGGAAAGAAGCTAATCGCCACCGTTAAGGATGGTGACATTAAGTTTAAGCACTATTCCTACAAGAAGCACGCTGATGAGATTGTAGACCTCATGGCAGAGGTAGCTGCAGACATTGCTCCCGAGCCTATTGCAGTGCCAGTCCCTGAGTATGATCGCGTCCCTGAGCATGGAACTGACTGCCCAAAGTCGCTATTCAGCGAGGGTGAGGGTGCATGGTATGGCGAATCCAACCCGCCAGTGGTGGAGTGGCGCAAGAAATACTGGTCTAAGGAGGATTTTGATGCCAAATACGGACACCGTGAAGCGCATCTAACAGAGGTTTACGACAAACACAACTTGATTTATGACAGAAACAACAGCATCGACTGATAGTGGCGCGGTAGAATCCAGCCCATCAGCAGACACAAGCACAGCTCCTGCGTCCACCACAGCGTCTACGGACATCTATGGTGGATCGACACCCAGTGAGACTGTTCAAAGCTCTCCAGAGGCTTCTACGAGCCAAGCAGAGGGTAGTATCATCAATCAGCTCTACACAAGTGAGGGCGGATTATCGGAAAACTATACCGACCTGCTTAAAAGTGCTGGTATGGAGAGCCTTACTGGCACTGTTCAGAAGTATAAGTCTGCTGACGGACTACTCAAGGGTGCAGCTAACCTAGTAAACTTTGCAGGCAAGAAGGTTGAGGGCGTTATCGTCCCCAATGAAGCGTCCTCACCCGAGGAGGTTGCCGAGTTTCAGCGTGCCATTGGCGTGCCTGAGAGCGCGACCGAGTATGATCTGCGCCTCGAGAACCTTCCTGAAGGTCTTGACTGGAATGACAACTTGGCAGAGCAATGGGGCGGCGTGTTCCACGAGGCTGGACTCAACCAAGAGCAGGCGCTGAAGCTATCACAAGCTTATAGCGACATCACTGCTAAGCAACACTCTGAAGGCGCTGAGATGCTGGCAAACCAAGCTGAGTTAGTAATGGGCGAGCAACAGGCAGCACTTCAGAAGCAATGGGGTCGTGAGTATGACAGAAACATCCAATCTGCTGTTGATATGGCAGAGGTGGTGGGATTCGACATGGATAATGAAGCTGATATGGCAGCAGTCCGTAACCCAAAGGTCATGAACATGCTCTTAGCTAAGGCTCAAGGTATGCAAGAAGGAACAATGCCTCGCAATGGTCAGCCATCAGCATCAGCTAATGAAAGCGCCAAGGCTAGAGCAGACGCTATTTACCAGAAGCATAACGGTCAGGTTCACCTAGCTCCGCCCGAGATGCAGAAAGCTTACTCCGAACTCCGCAAGATGGAGTATCAGACCAAAAGATAATCACTAGTGAAGGGCAGTCAGCGCTTGTTGTGTTGCGCTGGCTGTCCACCCTTATTATGGACAAGGAACTTATACCATCAAGCAATCAGAACCCGATTACGGGGGATCACATGATCACCAAAGCCAGTAATGAGACCTACCGAAATGGTTGGGATCGTATCTTTGGCGAGAAAAAAACACAAAAAGAGCCAAACACTGAGTCAAGTGACCTGAATGATGGGTCAAGTGACCTGAATGATGGGTCAAATGGCTACTATGACGGGGCTAAAGATCCTCCAAGCACAGAAGACAGCGAGGTCTTTGAGACAACAGAAGAGCTTTACAAGTCTTGGGGCTACTACAACTGGTCTGAAGATAAGCCAAGGAATAAGTGGATTAGGTAACTCAATATGGCTTAGCCAAACCCTCGTCAATGAGCTGCTGGTTTATGTCAACACCATCAAGGTAGATGGTTGCCAGTAGCCTACCATACTTCCCGCCCTTATCCTTGTGAGTGGCGATGATGATATCCTTGCCGTTAATTAGCTCTCTGAGCCTGTCACGAGATATCAGCCCATCCAACTTCTCCTTGCCCCTTACCTCTGGCGTGTTAATACCTAACAATCTTATCTTCTCCCGCATGGTTACGCCGAAGCCCAGTGAAATATCGAGGGTTACGGTATCTCCATCATACACGGAGACGCATTTGGCTTTGTAGCAGTATGGTTTATGTTTCATTGAATTATTTCTATGGTTTGATTTTTGATACACCTCGCCTATTGCTAGGCATTAGGTGTTCACCTCAGATAGTATATAAGCTCGGTTGGTGCTGTGACACTCTACTACCTTTCCAATTATTCAAACCCGCTTGTGTTCAAGGTTTGAGACCGATGTTCGATACCCCGATCCCACTACGTTTAAGCGTGGTCTAGTATCTGTCTGGTAGAAGCCCTTTTGCTGTAGGCTACTGATTGAACAGGGGGAAAACGAAAATCCCCAGTAAGTGGAGAAGCACTTACTGGGGACAACGTATGAATAACAAACGATACAATACTAAAGAGATCCTTGTAAGCCCTTCTCGACTACGACCTAATAATGCCACAGCTTTTTCCATTTGTCTACATCTAAATGATATTAATCTCACTTTTTTGTCTGGTATTGACTTTGTATGCACAATGTGTTATGACTTGGGCGTTCACACGGAGGACACTGCTGACACAGTTTTATTTAAAGGATAATACTTGGACGCACCCTGCAAAGAGAACGCTTTCATTACCCTGATAGCGACCGTCAAAACTTGGCGATACTCCTGCAATCACGGTGCAAAACCTAAACCAATTATTATTAAAACTAAATTAAACTAAAATTATGGCATTTACATCCACAGTTCCTGAGCATTTCCCAAGTCTTTACCAAGACGAATGGAAGCTCGAACTCCAACAACTCACTTCCCGCCTGCAAGGACTCGTTCCTACATACGCGGTTCAAGGTGATTCCCGCCGCTTCAACAAGCTAGGCAAGGTAGAATCAACTCCAATGACTGGTCGCTTCGTCGATTCAGCTCCACAGGACGTTACTACTGAAATGCGTAGCCTGTATGTTGACTTCCGCACCGTTGAGAACTTCGTATCCAAGGTTGATTCAATTCGCCTCGGTGAGATTGATTCTCCTCACAACGCTATCATCAAGAGCCACATGGCTGCTGCTGGTCGTGATCGTGACGCTGCTATTATCGCTATGCTTGGCGGTTCTGCTTACGAAGGCAAAAACGGAACAACTGAAGTTGTTTTCGATTCTGCTAACGCTATTGCTAAGAACTACAACTACGACGGCACTACCACTGACGAAGGACTTACCTACGACAAGATCGTTAACGCTCGCGCTCGCCTCGGCAGCAAGAACGTAGCTGGTCAAAACGTTGAAGGCTCAAGCCCACTCGGCATGGTTATCACCCACGATGAGGTCGAAGACCTTCTTCATGACGACAAGTTCATCAACCGCGATTACCGTGCTAAGCTTGAAGAAGCTCAGTCTGGCTCTATCGTTGATGCATTTGGATTCACCATTATCGCCGTTGACGCGACCCTGCTTCCTGTTGCTTCCGCAACTCGTGGCTGCTACGCATTCGCTAAAGATTGTGTTGCATTCGGTTACGCCGCTGAGCCTGAGACATTTGTAGACGTGCTTCCAACAAAGCGCCACGACACACAGATTCGTTCTGAGTGGGCATGGGGTGGAACTCGCCTCGATGACGAAGGTGTTATCCAGATCAATGTTGACCGCCCTTAATCGCAGATTATTAACCTACAAATATAGAATATAAAATATTATGGCTACATTTAAATCAAACCTCGCAACGACCCAGACCCAAAATGGCGACAACCGTGTAGACGGTCGTCTCCTTGCTGGTAAGGTTCGTCAGTGTAACGCTACCATCACCGTAGCTGGAACTGAAGCAACGAGTGACGTAATCGAAGTTGTAACGCTACCTACTGGTGCGCTTATCAACCTCGCTGAGTCCTACATCGTTACTGAAGCTCTAGGAACAACCTTCACCGTTGGTGTTGATACCACAGGCGGCGGCGCTCTTGCCGCAGCTTTGGATCTCAGTTCTGCTGGCAAGGTTGACTTTGATGCAGACGGCGGATTGTATACTGTTGCTGCTGGAGACGAACTTATCGTCATCAACTGCACCTCTATCGGTTCACCAACTGCTGATCAGACAGCTCGCGTTGTTATTACCTACGTTGACTACAACTAGTCACCCCTAACTGGGCGGGAGTAGATTGATTTCTGCTCCCGCCTATTTTTACTTATGCCCACTAAAACAGATATCGCCAACATAGCTCTCGCCAAATTCAGAGAGGGACGCATCACCAACATCGAATCCAACACCGACCCTGTCGCTGTGGTGATGAATGATCAATACGATCATGCGATAGAATTGTTATTAGAGGAACACCGCTGGAACTTTGCGGGTAAGCGGGTCACCCTGAGTCAGCTAGGTGAAGACCCACCATTCGGATGGGATCACCAATATGCACTACCAAGTGACTGTATCCGCCTGAAGGATGTCAATGGCGAGGACGTAGAGGCATCATCAAAATCATTCACACTGGAGGGAAGATCTCTCCTTACAAACGATGACACAATAACGATTACATACGTTGCCAAGATCATCGACACCACTTTCTTTTCGCCTTCATTCGTGGAGGCACTTGCATTTAAGCTTGCGAGCATCACCTGTGGAAGACTCACGGGGGATACTGAGCTGGCTATCATGCTGGACAAGCAGTATAACTTCGCCTTAGCCAAGGCAATCCACAACGACACCAAGGCAGACGGCAGCAGGGAGCATAATCTCATGCAGCGCATGATGAACTCGTCACCTATTTTGGGTGGCACTTCTCTTTCTGGAACTGGATACACACGCACAATCTCAAGCACAAGCGGAACGGTATTAGCACACAAGCATGAGCTAACCGACCTACTAGGCACTGGAGCTACAGACGGACAGACAATCATCTGGAACGATACAGACCAAATCTGGGAGGCTGGCGATTTTGGGAACGTATCCACTGACGCAATCTTTGACGCTGCTGGCGACCTCGTGGTAGGCACAGGAGCAGACACGGCAGCCAAGCTACCAATCGGAGCTAATGGGCTTGTCCTCAAGTCTAATGGCACTACAGCAGTCTGGGACGCTATTGCTGGCACAGGTGACGTAGTGGGTGACGCAAGCTCTACAGACAATGCCATAGCAAGATTTAACGGCACAACAGGCAAGGCTATCCAGAACAGCGGAGCAAGCATTGACGACACTGGCAACCTCACAGCAAACAACTTTACTGGAACGTCCTCTGGAGCTAACACGGGCGACCAAGACCTATCTACCTACCAACTCAAACCATCCGAAGGCGCATTCGTCAACGGAGACAAGACCAAGCTTGACTCGATCACGGGATCTAACACAGGTGACGAGGTTCAAGCAAACCAGACAACGGCTGGCATTGCCGAGGTTGCCACACCTACCGAGATTAACACAGGCACTC